GTATTAAGATGGGAATTGATATAATGCACCAACATAAACTACACATCCTTAAAAGCAGTGTTAATATTGTTAGAGAGTTTAGTGAGTATGTGTGGACAGTAAATAAGAATGGTGACTTTGAAAACATACCTGTTGATTACTCTAACCACGCAATAGATGCAATTCGTTATGTGTGTATGGAACAATTAAATCAAAAGAAAATCAATGCAGGAAGATATGCAATTACAATCGGACAATACAAATACTAATAAAGATAGGACATGGGATAGAGATGAGATAGCAGAACTAATACAATATGCTAAACATCTACAACAAGAGAATGAGGACTTACAGGCAAAGATGATAATGATGAATGCCAAATTAGGTAATGAGGAAAGTAAAGTGAAACAACTACAAATGTTAATTAAACAACTAACACAATATACAGCATGATAAAAGAAATAGAATTAAGTATACCTACCGATTGGAGTGGTATAACCCTAAAGAAGTATTTAGTATTACAACAAGACTTAAAGAGTTATGAAGATGACGAAGAAGCAATGGTTGCGTTAATGATGTCTCACTTATGTGGATTAGATGCAGAATACTTACACTCTATACCTGTTGACACATACAATCAAATTAGAGAAACACTAACTGCATTCATATCACAGACAGAACATCCCTTGCAGAAAATAATTAAGATAGATGGTAAGGAGTATGGATTTGAACCTAACTTATCTCAACTATCTTATGGTGCTTACTTAGACATCAGCAAATACCAAACGATGACTATTGATGATAATTGGGCAAGTATAATGTCAATCCTTTATAGACCTGTATTAGAAAAGAAAAGTGACATGTATCATATAGCACCTTACACAGGCAAAATAGATAGTGAAAAGTTTTTAACATTAGGAATGGATATACACTTTGGTGCACTCTTTTTTTTTGTCAATTTATCAATGGACTTACTGAACGCTATCCTGAACTCTTTGAAGGTGGAGGGGATACCACCCAACATCAAGTCAATTTTGGAAAAAAGTGGGGAGGTTACTCATCGCTTGCTGAACTTGCAAACGGAGATGTCTTAAAGTTTGACGAAATCACAGAACTTACATTAGAGAAGTGTTTATTGTATCTATCTTATAAATCGGATAAGGCTACATTAGAAAACATATTACATAGAGAGTCCATAAAAAGACAGCAGCAGTCATAACGATATTTCCATTTCGTATTGTTATATCATTAAAGATATTATGGGTAAATGGTCAAATAGTAGAAATGGTAACCTTAGATACTCCGTTAACAGAGAGAATGCTAGTGGCATATACTTAGGCCCTACTCAAGGTCTATCATCACCAAAGAATAGTAGAAGAGCATGTCTATGTTTAGATAGTGATACTTACGATGTTAAGTGTTGCAATGGTGCGTTAATGCAACAAGGTATTGGTGTCATACAAGGAACACCGCCTGTAAGCATTGGTGCATTTAGTGATGGATATAGTGAAGGTTTCAATATTGGTTCTCCGTTAAATTAAAATAGAATATGTCATTGAACAAACAACAATTAGAAGTAGTAAATCAGACTAACTTTCCTGACAACAATACGAAGTATATTACTCCAGCATTGTTAAGGGATTTTAATACTGATATGATTGACGCCATACAACTAACAGGGTCTTATGCGACTACTGGTAGCAATACATTTGTAGGCAATCAAACCATTACCGGTAACTTAAATGTTAGTGGTGTTATTTCTGCAAGTGTATTATATGTGCAAACAGAAACATCATCGGTAATATTCTCAAGTGGTAGTAACCAATTCGGTGATGAGTTAACGGATATACAAACCCTAAGTGGTAGTGTAAAGGTTCAAGGTAGCTTAACTGTAAACGGAGTAGCAGTATTAACTAGTTCTGCTGATGTAACAGGTTTTGTAACTACTGCATCTTTTAACTCATATACTTCATCTACTAATTTAAGACTTAATTCTTTAGAAACTAATAGTGCTAGTGTAAACATTTCAATTGCAAATATAAATACAACAACTGCAAGCTTGAATACATCGGTAAGTGCATTAAACACATTCACTGCATCTCAATTAGTATTAAACGGAAAATATGCAACAACAGGTAGTAATACATTTACAGGCAATCAAGTAATTGACAGAGCAAGTAAGTTATATACTAACGGAATATATTGGACAGATGTAACTGCAGGATATAATAACTTAGAAATCATAAACCAAGGTGGAGGCAATTTAGATTTTGCTTCTTTGAATGGTGGTAAGATGAGAATAGTAAGTACACCTTTAATACTAACGGGTAGTGCTTTATCTTCATCAAACGATATTTCTACATCAGCAAACATATATGGTGCTAACTTAACTGGTAGCACATTACCTTCTGGTGTTATATCAGGTAGTGCACAAATAACTGGATTAGGATTTGTTAGTTCATCAGTAACTGCATCTTCTTTGATTACTGCTTCATTTAGTGGAAACACTTTAACATTCACAAAAGGTAACGGAACTACATTCGGTGTGGTAATACCTGATGTTAGTGGTAGTACAATCCCATCGGGTACAGTTTCAGGTAGTGCACAAATAGTAGCATTAGGATTTGCAACAACTGCATCTCTTAACACATATACTGCATCTATAAACTCATACACTCAATCTAATGATACAAAGTGGACAACATTACAAACTTTAACTGCATCTAATAGTGCATCGCTAAATCAATTGAATGCATTTACTGCATCTCAATTAACAATCAATAGTGCAATAGGAGCATCAACTGCTTCATTAAATACATTTAGTGCATCGACATTAACTAGATTAAATAATATTGAAACGACTACTGCAAGTTTATTGATTGAGACACAAAACTTAGAATTGTTTAGTGCATCTGCATTAACATCATTAAGTAATCTAAATACTGCAACTGCATCTTTATTTACTTCTACAAGTTTATCTTTGACTACTGCATCTTTTGCAGGAAATACTTTAACATTTATAAAAGGTAATGGTACAACATTTGGTGTAGTTATTCCTGATATTAGTGGTAGTACAATACCATCAGGAACTGTTTCATCTTCTGCACAAATAGTTAACTATGGTATATTCGCAACAACAGGTAGCAATCAATTTATTGGTAATCAAGCAATTGATGGTACATTAACTATAACTGGCAAAATCATAGGTTCACAAAGTATAATTTTACAACCTAATGCTAACGATGCTAGAACTTTAGAAATATACAATACCTCTGCAGCTGATACACATATTACTGCAAGTGGTGGTGAATTATTTTTAGGTAATGATGAAACCTATGTATTAGTAAATACTAACGCAAATCAAAAGCTAGTAGTTATAAGAGGTGATGAAAAAATTGTTGCTAGTGGTAGTTTAGATATTAGTGGTAGTTTAACTTCATCTTTACAACAAGGATATGTTTTAGTAGGAGATAGCAATAATAGAACTAAATTAGTTGCAACATCATCATTCATTGACACATTTAATAGTAGTAGTTTAGTAACAACTGCATCATTCAACACATACACAGCATCTAACGACCAAAAGGTAAATAGTTTAATTGCAGCAACTGGAAGTTATGCAACAACAGGTAGTAATACTTTTAATGGTAACCAAAATATTAGTGGAAGTATTAATTTCCCTAATGGAATGTATATTAAAGGATTTGCAGGCCAATTCGGTGAAATATTAGCTGCTTCTACTCAATTAAATATTCAAGCAACTGCTTTAACATTAAGTGGTAGTAATGTATCAATAAATGGTGTTAACTTTATATCATTTAGTTCATCTGTTGATAGTAGAATAAATGCAATAACAGGTAGTAATATAAATACAGGTAGTTTTGCAACAACCGGTAGCAATACATTCATCGGTGACCAAACAATTAGTGGGTCTGCGTTTGTATCAGGAAATATATCTGCACCAAATAACACAATAGACGCTAATACATTTAATGGTAGTTTTATAAACTTATGGAACCAAAATGCTGGAATGGGATTGGCATTAAATTCACAAGGTAGTGGCTCTCAATATCCACAATTTAATGTTACTGTAGACTCAACCGTATGGCCGAAAGACATTTATGGTGGTTTTCAAGTACAAGACCCATCATTAGGATATTTTACATATTTGGCAGCCGAAGCAACTTCATACACACCTGAATATAATGGTGAAGTAGTTGGTTTTATTGCAGGTGGTGCTAATAACGCAAATGGTTCTAACACTGCAATCATTATGAGAACAGGTAGTGCTAATTTGGAAATATATAAACCTATCGTTGCAAACTTTAATTTGAATGTAATAGGAAGTTTAACCTCTTCTTTACAACAAGGGTATGTATGGGCAGGTGGAGCAGGTAATATATCTAAATTAGTAGCAACATCATCGTTTATTGATAATCAAATAACATCTGCATCGTTTAACTCATACACAGCTTCTAACGATGCAAAAGTAAATAGTTTAATTGCAGCAACTGGAAGTTATGCAACAACCGGAAGTAATACATTTAGAGGCAATGAAACATTTGAAGATGCAGCAGGTAATGCATCTACATTAGTTCCTATATCAGGTAGTTTAATGTTAGTTGCAAAATCATTTACATCAGCATCAGCTCATTTAAGTGCATCTACATCAACACAAGTAAACTTAATATTCAAAAATAGTAATACTACTCCAGATACAATTATATCTGGTAGCAATAACATATTTACAAATCCAACTGCACCAACTGCAGGTTTCAAAAGATATATCGGTGGTAGTAGTAATTTAATGTTATCACCTGGTGGTGTCAATCAAATAAGTGCCTCTCAAGCATTCCCAATTACAACGAACTTTAATGTTAATATGAATGGGGCTATTACAACTAGAGGGCCTGTAAGTGCATCTGCATGGAATATGAATGGTAATTTGATAATGGCGGGTATCAATGTTGGTCAAAGTGCTGCAAATAATGCAGAAAAACTATTGGGAACACTTGCTATAAATAATAATCAAGCTGGAAATAGTTTGAATATCATTGCAAATAGAACAGCAATTAGTGCATCTACAACCATAGGTAGTAATGCATTTATAGGAGGAGCAACTATTTTAACAATGGCATCTTCCTCAATTGGCCACCAATTTAATGTTGGTAATGCTACTATTACTAATGGATTTCAAAATGCAGGTGGAACAGGAACTAATAATAGTTTACAAGTATTTTCTAACTGGTTTGGTGGAGCAATAATAAATGTATCAGGAAGTGACGCAGGTGGGTTGTCCAATCCAAGATTTATGTATAACAATTATTTATTTAGTGGATTAAGTTTATCAGGAACATCAGCAATTGCAAATCTTTCATTAAATGGTAGTGGGTCGTCAATGTTATCTACAATGGCGATGGGACATGAATTAGGTATAACTGGTAGTAATGGATATGATAGTAATAATAATATTTTAACACCAGGTACTGGAGCAGGTAGTGCTTTCTTTGGTAGATGGAATGCTCAAGATGGAAATAGAGCAAGAACTTCTGAAACGGTATTTGCAATAGGAACAGGAACTGAAGCAACTAAAAAGACAGGCTTCTTAATTGACTCAGGTAGTAACACATTTATAGAGGGAACTCTTAATGTAAGTGGTAGCACAACACTAACGGGTAGTTTATCTGTATTAGGTAACACAACAATAATAAATAATAAATTAACATTTAGTGGTTCGGCTCCTTTTAACAATGCATCAGTAATAGAAACAATTGGTGGTGGTAATCTACAAATTAGTAGTAGTGGATATATGGTATTAGGTGCTAATGGTTTAGGTATTTCACAAAATGATAGAAATAGTGATTTCACAATGTATTCAAATATGGCAAAAAATGCAACATTTGGAGCATTTGCATCACAATCAGCAAATATGAATGTTGGTGTATACGACCCTGATAATTTTACATATGATAATGAATTACAAATAACTGCAGAACCAAGCGGTGGAATTACTTTTAATGATTGGGATAATGGAAATGGTCAATATGTGTCATGGTTAAAAACAATACCTAACGATGGAAGTAATCCTGCACCTGTAATGACAAGAGGTTTAACTATATCAGGTAGTTTAAGTATGACTGGTAGTGTAAACTTTACAACAGGTAGTAATAAGCAAGCAGGAACTGCAGTATTAGATGGTGCAAACCCAGGTACAGTAACAGTATCAAACTCATTGGTAACTACAAATAGTATCATAATGGTAAGTAAACAAACTAACAATCATCCAAATGCTGGACCGGTTGTTATAAGTTCAAAAGGTAGTGGTACATTTACAATTACTTCTAATCATAATGGTGATACTGATACAGTAGGATGGTTTATAATCAATAATTCATAATAAAATAAAATAACGATTTTTTAACTTGGGTATGTTATACCTGTATAAACAAAATAGAATATGAACGCAAAAAATGTATTGAATAAGATTTTAGGACTTTTATCAGAAGATGTTCTAAACTTTACAGATGCTAAAACAAAAGACGGTACTATTTTACAATCACCAACTTTTGACTTAGGTGAAACAGTTGATGTTGTAGATGCAGACGGAAAGAAAACTCCAGCTCCAGACGGCGAACACGAAATCGCATTGAAAGACACAGAGGGTAAAGAAGTTATCATCAGAATTGAAACTAAAGACGGAAAAATTACTTCAAGAGAAAATGTTGAAGAAGCAAATCCTGAATTAGCTAAAGTAGATGAAGAAGTAGTTGACAAGAATGTTGACGAAAAGAAAGAAGGTGATGTTAAGATGGCTGACACTACAACAGAAGAAGCACATCCATTACCAAACACAACTGACGAAGACCCACGCAATATGATTGCTGATGACTCTGAGGAAACTGAGAAAGACCCATTAATTTCATTGTCTTACAGAATTTCAGAAATGGAAAAGCAAATGAAAACTATGATGGAAAAGTTTGGTGACCCTAATTTACCAATGGTAGATGAAGAAGTTCCAGCAGAAGATGAGATGTTACCAGAAGATGGTGTTGCAATGTCAGAAGTAGAAGAAGAAGAGTTACCTAAATTAGATGGTGCTCCAATTGATACTGCAGGCTTTAAGTTTTCACAAGAGGTACACAAACCTAACACATTCGGAAAAAAAGTAGGAAGTTCACAAAACAACTTCTTATCTAAACTATATAATTAAAATAATTAAAAAACAAACAAACATGAAAAAATTTCAAAAGTTTGCTGAACCTACCATCACCGCTACATCGTATGCAGGTGAGGCAGCTGCACAATATATCGCTGCAGCTTTGTTATCAGCAAAAACACTTGACAACAAGTATGTGACTATCATGCCAAACGTGAAATACAAAGAAGTAATTCAAAAGTTAGCAGTTGATGGTATCGTACAAGACGCATCTTGTGATTTCACAACTTCAGGTAGTGTAACAATTACTGAAAGAGTTATCACTCCAAAAGAATTACAAGTTAACTTACAATTATGTAAGCAAAACTTCGTAGCATCTTGGGAAGCTTTACAATTAGGATTTTCTGCATTTGACGAAATTCCTAAATCATTCAACGACTATTTAGTATCTTATGTAGGTGGTGTAGTTGCACAAGCAACTGAACAATCTATTTGGGCAGGTACAAATGTAAATGGTCAATTCGCAGGTTTCCAAACTGCATTATCTGCATCAGTAGCAGCAGGAACAGGTGTAATCTCTGCAAAGAGTGGTTCAATCGTAATTTCTGGAAGTATCACAGCTGGTAATGTATTATCAGTAATGAACTCAGTAGTGGATACAATCCCTGCAGCAGTTTATGGTAAAGAAGATTTATTATTGTATGTAGGTACAGGTGTTGCAAAAAACTATCAACAAGCATTAGCAGGTGGAGCAGTTGGAGCAAATGGTTGGAACAACCAAATGAACGTGGGTGACAAACCTTTCAACTTTAACGGTATTGAAATCGTTATGTGTCCAGGTATGTCTGCTAACACAATCGTTGCAGCTCAAAAATCTAACTTATTCTTCGGAACAGGTTTACTTTCTGACTACAATGAAGTAAAAGTAATTGACATGGCGAATATTGATGGTTCACAAAACTATCGTATCATCATGAGATACACAGCAGGTACACAAATCGGTATCTTAAGTGATGTAGTTTACTACGGAGCTTACTAATATAACTAAGGTCGGTGGGGTTAAAATCCCACCAACTTTTAACTAACAAAAATAAAATTAAAGTATCATGGCTTGTAACTTAACACAAGGGCGTCAGGAAGTTTGTAAAGAAAGTATCGGTGGATTACTAGGTGCTTACTTCATTAACTTTACAACTGGGTCTTTTACAAAAAACGCAGCAGGATTGGTGACAGCGTTACCATCAGGCTCAACCGTATATTATTACGAGTTGAAAGGAACTAGTGCATATACCGAAACTGTAAACACATCTCGTGAAAATGGTACAACATTCTTCTCTCAAGAATTATCTTTGAATTTGAAGAAGTTGACTAATGAAATGACTACACAATTAAAGTTGATGGCTTACGGCCGTCCTCAAGTAATTGTATGGACAAATAACGGAGATGCATTGTTAGTTGGTGAAAAATTAGGAGCTGATGTAACTGCAGGAACTATTCAAACAGGTGGAGCATTGGGTGACTTATATGGTTATTTAGTAACTTTAACAGGAACTGAACAATTACCAGCATCATTTATCTCTGGAAGTACAACGACTTCTCCTTTCGCAGGATTAGCAGTTCAACCAACTATCGTATACAACTAATCAGTATAACGCATAAAAATATTAGACCCTACTCTTCGGAGTGGGGTTTTTTTATTTAATGATATTTGGTTTTGATGGTGTTATAACTAGATAAAGACAAGGTAATGCTAGCATATAATATATCTCAGAGCAACGAATATACATTTAGAATACAACCTACGGCCAGTGCAGAGTTCACAATGAGTTTACAAGATATGACAACTCTACAAAACTTTACCGCATCTATCGTAAGTATGTCATATGAACCATACGAAAGTTATGTTTCATTTAGTTTGAATATAAGTGGTGCAATTGTAGGAGAAGAATATAGAGCAGTGCTTTATAATTCAGGTAGTATAACTTCACTATGGAATGGTTCCGTTCAATGTTATGCATCACAATCTTTATCTATACCAAAATCAGATTACGAAAACCAAAACAAGCAATATGTTTCCAATGTAACGGAGAACAGATATGTAATACTAGACTAATATGAAAGCAAATCAAAATTTCGCAGTTGTTAATGTTAACACAAACCAACTTCCAATTATTACGGAAGATACAAAGACTCGTTATCAATGGGTGCCATTCGGCGTTTATGGTCACGATGACTTCTTTGGTGCTGTAACATCTGCATTTAATGTATCTACAACAACTTCTGCATGTGTAGAAGGAATTGCTGATTTAATTTATGGTAAAGGGTTATACTCAAAGAATAGTGCATTTAACGATGTATTACAAAAGTTAATTCCACAAGAAGAAACTAAAAGAGTATCATTTGACTTAAAATTATTCGGTAATGCTGCATATCAAGTGTTTTGGAATGATGACCATACTAAAATAATTAAGTTGTATCACATTCCTATTCAAACCCTTCGTGCAGAAAAGTTAAACAACGAACCAAAGATACAAAACTATTATTATTGCACAGATTGGAATGACCAAAGAAAGATTAAAGATAAAAAGAAAATACCAGCATTTGGAACATCAAGTGACAAAATGGAAATACTTTACATAAAGAATTATTTCCCTGGATTATACTATTATTCTTTACCAGATTGGGTTTCAGCAATGCAATACTCAATAGCCGAAGGTGAAATCTCCAATTTACACTTAAATAATATTACTAATGGTTTCTTACCTGCAGTAATGATTAACTTTAACAATGGAGTTCCTGCACCTGAAGAAAGACAAACCATTGAAGATTTATTACAGGCTAAATTTACTGGAACAGATAACGCAGGTAGATTTATGTTATCATTCAATGATGACCCTGCAACTAAACCAACATTAGACATTATTCAAATAGATAACTTACATGAGAAGTATGAATATGTTGCAGATTATACACAAGATAGAATATTAGTTGCACATAGAGTAACATCACCTTTATTATTCGGTATTAGAACTGACAATAATGGTTTTAGTTCTCAAAGTGAAGAAATGAAGACTGCATTCTCTATCATGCAAACAATGACTATCTCTCCATTCCAAAATCTTATCTTAAACAGTTTAGATATGGCATTGACAGAAGGTGGATATGAAGCAACTGAATTATACTTTGAACAATTAACTCCATTAGTAATACTTGCAGAAACTGCAGATGAAACTGGTAAATCAATTGGACAAGTTGAAGATGAAACTAACAAATCAATGGAAAATCCTGCAACACAGGAAAACCCAGGTGACCAAACTACTCAAGATGCAACTCCTCCAACTAAAAACAAAATGGAGACAGAAGATAATATAATGATGCCAATGAGTAGTGCATTTTTTGAAAGAGAATACGAAATAATTAAACATTAAGACATGGCGATAGCACTTTTTATTACAAGAAACGACATTATAAAGAATACACCATTACAGGGTGCAATAGATGCAGATGCTCTATTACCTTTTGTAAGTGTATCTCAAATTAAGTATATGAAAAACTTATTGGGTACAGTTCTTTATGATTATATAGATGCACAAATCTTAGCAGGTACATTTGACAATCTAAGTATATACTACCAAGATTTAATGACTGACCATATTAAACCATGTTTGATTTGGCACGCATGTGCTGAATACATTCCGTTTAGTTCTGTTCAATTCAAATCAAATGGTGCAGTTAAACAACAATCTGAACAAGGTGTTGCTCCATCTAAAAGTGAATTAGATTACTTATTAGCAAAAGCAAATGAGAATGCTAACTACTACGATTTAAGATTGCAAAACTATTTGATTGCATACGCAAACAATATACCACAATACTTACAATCAGTTGGTAATCAAACACAGATTTACCCTGACATGACAAATCAATATTTCGGAGGAATACAATTATAAAATATGTCATATCCATTACAACATACACAAAATCAGAGTATTGTTCAAAATACAGGTACTAATTATACTTTGTATTACAATGTCTTAAATTACTTTAAGACTATTATGAACAATCACCCTAGTATTGCACAAGTATCACAAGGTGATATTAGTGAGGTGGATAATATTGCATTCCCTAGTTATCCATTAGGTAATGTATTAGTAACTACTTCTACTTTTGGAACTTCAACAACACAATTCAATATTCAATTGATTGTTGCAGATAAAGTTAAGAATAAGAATAATGAGTCAATAGGAGAAAGAAATGAACAAATAGTTCCGTTCTATGGTGTAGATGATATGGTAGACATACATGCAAACACTCTAGCTATACTAAATGATTTAACGGCATATACGCAAAGAGGAGTTGCTGGTTTTGAAATAAACGAAGAAATTACATGTACTCCATTTGGTGATAGGTTTAATAACGGACTAGCTGGGTGGCAAGCAGAGTTTACTTTGACCACTCACAATGATAAAAATCGTTGTCTTTTTTTTTTAATTAACCCTTCGGGAAGTGGTTATATTATAGAAGAATGTTTAACGGGAAATTATTATAAAGCGGTTTTAGCGGAGACAGGTAGTATAGGACAAGTATTTAGTAGTAGATACTCTCTAAAAAACAATATAGATGTCAATACATATGACTTCTTACATTGTTATACGATTGTAGATACTTTTAGTGGTGAAAATGATTTTGACTATGTTAATTTACAAATATTGGACTTACCTTATGCAGATTATGGAGATTGTCCGTATTGTGAATTATGGATAAATCCTAAAATATGGTCAACAACACCAGCAAAGTGGGGACAAGGAACAGATGTTGAGTTTAGAAGATGGCAATTTGATTAAAACGATAAAATAAAAATAAATGGGAAGTTTAAGTAATTTATATATTTCACAATCTTATCAGTCACTAATTCATTTTAGTACTGATACTTCTGCGTCTACAACATTAACTGAATTAGAAGATGGTGTAGGACAAGGACTAGGTATTTACTTTAATACAGAAGGTGACTTTAGAGCTGATGGTAGATACTATGTAGATAAAGGTATTACAATTTCAGGGTCTGTATTAATTGATACACAATATTCTGCATCAACTCCTGCATATTATAATTCTTTTAATTCTATTAGTAATACTATTAGAGTGCAAGGTAGTTATCCTGCAGCAGGTTATGACCCACCATCAATAAACGATGTGCAAGTGGGTTGGTTAGTAAATGGTGAGAATGTAACTAATGCAATTGTAACTGCAATAACAGGAAAAGGAACAGGTGATGTATTGGTTACAATTAATCAAAACTTTGCAAGACCTACAAAACAATATATATTTAAAGGTAATATTCCAACAATAATACAGATTACAGGGTCAATGACTCAATCAGGAAGTTATACTTTAACTGGCTCATTGTCAGTCGACGGACATGGTAAATTTGGTAAAGGATTAGAAGTAACTGGAGCAATTGATTTAGTAGGTGACTTAACAGCATCTAATGTATTTATAAAAAATAACTTAATAGTTAGTGGAACAATTAATGCGTATAGGATAGTTACTACAATAGAAAGTAGTTCTGTCATATTCTCATCTGGGTCTAATATTTTGGGAGATGCTACAAATGATACACAAACACTCATAGGAAGTATTATAATGTCAGGAAGCAGTTCTTTGACAGGTTCTAGCGGTATTACAGGTAACTTAAATGTAGGTGGGGCTGGAACATTCGGAGGAACGGGTAGTTTTATAGGAGATTTAACTGCAACTGGAAATATTTCTTCATCTACTTTAAGTGGTGTTGGAAATGTAACTATATATTCTGCTTCAGTTAATAGTAGATTAGTTTATTTAGAGGGCCCGTTTAGTACATCTGTTGATTTAAGATTAGACCAATTAGAAAGTTTTAGTTCTTCATTACAAACAACATTTGTAACAGAAATTGAAGCAAATCAAACTGCATCTTTTTTTCAAAATCAAATAAACCAAAAGTTATTTACTTCATCATTTAATTCATATACACAATCATATAGTCAAAGTGTTGCGGTAACAACTACTGGTTTAAATGATAGAATAAATACTCTTTCTTCATTTACGGGAAGTTACGCAACAACCGGAAGTAATATATTTATTGGTAATGAAACTATTAGTGGCTCATTATCTGTTTCTGGAAGTACATCATTAAGAGGAAACTTAAATGTAACAGGTGCAGTGGGTATTAATGGTAATATGATTTATTCAGGCTCAGTTAGAGGCAATGTTGTTGCATTAACAATTAGTGGAACTACTTCAAGTATGGATTTATCTTTAGGTAACTTCTTTACTATTACCTTGAACGCAAGTAGTCCATGTAGAATTGAACCAACAAATATTCAACCTGGTGAAACTATTACATTAAGAGTAACACAACCTGCAGGTGGATTTGGAACTGTACAATTTCCAACTAATGTAGATTATGCAACTGGATATCAATATAGTGCAACACCACAAGCAAATGCAGTGGATATTTTAACTTTCTTATCATTTGATACTGGTAGTTTATATTATAATAGAGCAAATCAATTTATTTAATAGAGTATGTATATACCTTCTTTATTTACAACAAGTCCTAATGGGTGTCCTAATGGATTTAGGGCATATAAAATGGCTAATTTTGGTACAACTAATCTAAATTCAGGTGCAAGAGGAAGAATAACTGTCAATATAAATCAATTTACAAATGATGTTGTTGGTGAAAACTTTCAAGGTATTGGAAGTTATACTACAAATATAACATTAAATAATGGTGGAAGTTATACTACAAATGGTATAGAACCACCATCTGGTATATCAAACCCTGCACTTCCTTTTTGGGGTAGTACCAGTCAAAACCAAAGCACTAATTATTATATAACTAGTTCTGCAGGTGAAGAATTATATTATTGTTATGATTGTACTAAAAAATGGAGATGGACAATTGGTTCAAATGCATGTCAAGCTGCACCATGGCAACAATTTGCTACACCATTAACACTTGCGGTATTAACAACTCCTACCGGGTCTTTAACATCGGATGCTGCTTACACAAAAGGAACTTTTAATTTTTGTATAGGAACTACCTCAACTATTGAAGGTTTTGGCCCTATATGGGAAAGAGCAACCGGTGGTAATAATTCAACTGCATATTATATTGTAAGTAGAGAAGATATTACACCAATATATTATGGTATAGAAAATTGCTTAACATCAAGTGTTACAAGAAGTATTTCATTATCTGGAGGTGTAACTCTAAATGTTGGAGATGTATTCAAATCATCTACAACAGGTTTATCAGGAAGTTGTTGGAGTGTAACAAGTTCATTCCAATCAGCATCATTTACACCAAATGTTGCAAATGTTGTAACCGCATCTACATTTGCTGCATGTATAAATTGTACTGACCCATTATCTATAAAATATAATATTACTGATTGTGCTACATCTACAAGTTATGTTGCTACATTTAGTTCAGCACCTACATTGGGAACTATATTCAAATCAAATGATTTACAAAAATGTTTTACAATAGTTTCACAAGCAAGCCAAAGTGTAACAACCGATTATTCTAATTTATCAATTGCACAAACATATGTAGATTGTCCTACTTGTTTAGCTACTTCAAGTAGTTTAACAATTAATTATTTAATTGTTGGTGGAGGAGGAGCAGGTGGAGGATATGGTGGTGGAGGAGCAGGAGCAGGTCAATATATAGCATCAACAACTACATTATTAACTGGGTCATCATATACTGTTGTTGTTGGAGATGGTGGAATAGCTGCAGGATTTAAAGGAACGAATGGTGATAGTTCATCATTTAATTCAATAATTGCTATTGGTGGTGGAGCC